CGCCGCGCAAAACCCATGCTTCGCCATCCTTGGCATAAAACAGATTCAGCGCACTTTCCAGATTGGTTTTCGGCGCATCTGTGGTCAGTCTTTTCATTGCATAACCTCCATAATTGTACAAATATCCTCCGGGAAGGAACTGCCCTTACCATACCAGCAGCCGGTTTCCGGCCTATAGAGCCAGTCGCCGTGCAGGTCATAGGCCGGGACGGCGGCTTTCGGAGTAATCCGCATGGTACCCCGGAAAGCCTTGAATCCCTCCACGGAAATGAACTGATTTCCAACCTCGGCAACCTCCCGGAAGAAATCAGCCCGGGAGCGGAAATATTCACGCTCACTCTTTGCGGTGGCAAGCTCCTGTTCCAGATCCACGATTTTCTCGCCCTGTTCCACCAGGTACCGGGCCGCACTCATGCAAGCCTGCACGAATTTGAAACCGCATACCTCCTCGGCTGCTTGGCTGTGCTTTTCCAGCAGCTCCACGACATTCAGAATAGGCATCATCATTTGACTTCCTCCTTGGGTGCTTCGGGAATCGGCATCCAATGGGTGACATGAAGATACTGCTGACCCTCGTCCCAGTCGTTGAAGGTATTCCAGTGGTTATCGATATAGCCACCATCAAATGTAAATTCCGCATAATCCGTATCGTAGCTGTACTCTTTCTCGGAGTCGTATTTGTACTTCACGACAACGAGATAATTTCCGCCGACTTCCGGCAACCGAACAGATGTGGGGATCCACGGGGTGAACTTCTTACAATAGGGGTAGCCGACGATCTCGCCGCAATCCTGGTTGCCGTAGACGATATTTCCATCTGTCTTGTGGTCAAAATGACCACACATGGTACAAATGAACATTTCGGCATCCTGCCACTGCTTCCGAAGCTGGACGACGATTTTCTCGCGCTCCCGTGCCTCATATTCAAGATCTCCGATTTTGTTCTGCTGTTTTTCCAGCAAATCCGCTGCGTCAGCCATATAATCCATCATGGCAGAGGCATCGGTTTCATTCTCATTCCGCAGCGCATCGATCAATTCTTTGGTTTTCATGTAGTCCTCCTAATCATTTCCGAATCTTATTTTTGTTACAGCCATAGGAAATTCCTCGATTTCGCTTGCCCAGAGGCAGCTACCTTCACCGTTGATCTGTTCCCAAATCAAAGGAAAGCCGCCGATGCCGTCGAACAGGCTTGCCATGGTCGCATCCCGTTCATAGCAGGCGCACAGCCTTTTCAGCACCCATTTCCAGGGTGGAATGGCAATAGAATTACCGAGTGCCTTGTATCTTGGTGAATCTGCTGCTTTATGCTTCTTTCCCTTGGAATCTATCCAGTCTCCGATATTGGTCCAGCCATCAGGGAAACCCTGCAAACGCTCACACTCAAGCGGTGTTAGACGGCGAACAACATGGTTTGTTATCGGATAAGTTTCGGAGTCCTCCCAGAAATCACAACCTGATTTTGCTCGAAGTGTATGTGCGATAAGCATATCATTGTAAGCATCTTGCCCCGTATAGCTACCGGGATGGCTGTTTGCCATCAATGGTCCTGTAACACGCTGATATGTTTGGGGAATAACCGCTGGAACGTTACCACCCCCCGTACCTGCTCGCGCAGTTAAAGCAGGAGAGATATTCACGAATTCGTCCGGTCCCCTGCGTCTTTCGTTATCCATGTCATAGCATAATGGTTGCAACACAGCTATATCGCCCTGATTACAGCCCGGATATCCACAGTTCAAGGCATCCAGAGTTTTTGCTGTATCTGCTTCATAGACTCCACTATGAGGGTTGTTGCTTTTCCAGCTATTGGAATGATAGCTTCCAATTCCGTAACAAACAGCGTGCCGGTCGATAGTGTTTAACGTATATCCAACATTTTCTTTTACGCCTTTTCCATTGCAGCCAGCTGTATCTGACCGGTCTATTCCGTTTCCTTGCAAGCAGAAGACTGTGCTATCAGTGCATTTTGCAGTGGTTCTGGCAGTTTCTTGCCCCTTCGTTTTGCCCGGTTCAGAATGCCCTGACACGCCTTTGGTGACAAAGAGTATTTCGGGTGCGGCGAGTCCTCCAAAATCTGCGATAAGCGCGATTCTACGCCGTCTTTGGGGGACTCCCCAAAACTGTGCATCGAAAACTCTCCAAGCAACGCTCCACCGTCCGTCCACATCAAAGAGGCATCCGCTTGTTGGCCATCCTTTGACAGGCACAGAAATAGGGGGGCTTTCGGCTCGACAACTCGGATTGCTTCCTCAAGGACGGCCGCAAAATCTTTTCCTTTGTTGCTGCTGAACGCTCCAGGGACATTTTCCCAGACCATGTATCGGGGCCGAATAAGCTCATCTGTTCTTCCGCGTAGGGCATCGGCTTCTCTCATCTCCTTAATCACTCTGATTTGATCCATGTACAGACCGGACCGTTCCCCGGCAAGACCGGCTCTTTTTCCTGCCACAGACAAGTCCTGGCAAGGGCTACCGCCAATAATCACATCGACTACCGGGGCATCTGCGCCATTGATTTTTGTAATATCTCCTAGGTGTATCATCGCTTATCCCTCTTTCTGTTTGTATCTGAACTCGCTGACTACGCCGTTCCATTCGACGGTCGCGGCATCGATGCTTTTGTTCCAGCGAGTGCGGAGATTACCAGGGCATACAAAGGGGTTTGGACACGTAAGCATCCGCCCCCCCCCGAACAGACACCGTAGCTGGCATTTTTCCGCATACGCACTGCTTGGGGATAGGTTTTTCTTTCTTCGGTTTTGCTTTGTCGGTAGGCATAGCTTGCATATTATTTCCTCCTCGGGTCTCTATCGCCGTGTGTCCAAATCGGAGTTTGGTATTTATCCCGATTCCTCTTGATGGTGGTCTGTTCTTCTTTCCAGGTCAGATATTCCGGCTTTTTGCAATGAGCAGAGCAAGCCGGGTACCTGTCTGGACAGCCCTTGCATGGGTTGTAGCGGTCACTTGACAAGGTTTCGGTCATGGAATACCTTCTTTCCGATCTCGTTGAAAAAGAAGCTGGTACGCAGCTTTCCGTAAACAACGGAGAACCAGCGGCCTTTTTCGTTGATAAAATCCACGGTACCCTCCGTTACCCCCCCCCGAAGGAAATCCACGCCGTAGGCGTTGTGTACATCGGCGAAGGGGTCAAAGTAGACCTTTTGGCCTACCTCGACGATAATTTTTCTCATGTAGATCTCACTCCTAAATATCCAAATCGGGACGTTCTTCGTCCCATCTGCGAGCTTGTTCTTCCGTGGTGATGCCCCGGCAGAACAGCGTGTCCATGATGCCGTCAACATATCGCCAATCGCCGGACTTACCAGCAAGAGTAGCCCGTTCAAATGCGTAATCCAAAAGGACAGCTCTGCCAGACGAGCCACAATACCGAAAAACCTTCTTGTAGTCGTAGGGGGCCAGAGGCCGACCGGGGAGGTATTTTTTATACAGAGTTTCCGTTACATGCCTGGTCTCCTCGACAAGAGCAAGGGTGATACCGTGGTATTCTCCCGGGCCGATGCCGATGCTCAAAAGCTCTTTATCGGTCGCTGCTCTCGCGCGTGCGGATTCACCACCAGCAGATAAAAATAAAGATTCCTTCTCTATCTCTTCCTCATTCTCATTCTCTTTCTCACCCTCTACCTCTTTCTCTTCCTCGTTCTCTTTCTCCCTTGGGGTTTGCTTACCTTTTGCTTTCGGTTTGCTTCCACCTTGCTTGCCGCTTTCTGCCTTTTTTCTGGCAGAATCCAAAACAGGGCGAATCAACTCAAAAGCAATAGCAACGGCATCGGAGGCAGTTTCGAGGTTGGGTTCTTGGTTGTAAAGAGCATAGGCGCAGATCGCATCATAGGCATCTGCCCGGTCTTTTTTATTGCGGATCCTCTGAAGGGACTTGTAAATGCTCTCGTACATCGTGAACTGTTTCCGGTTCTCCACTCTCTGCGGCCTCCTTTTCTTCGATATGTCCATGCAGAAAAACAATTCTGCTTTTGTAGGGGTCTGCGTTTTCTCTGAGCCAGTCCACGGCGGTCTCCATGCTCATGTGAGATTCCAATACCCGGCCCTCATACATGAAAGCGCCGGATTCTGTTTTCTCCGCAATGCGCCGCTGTATGTCCTCCTGGGTATAGTTGCCCTCGATCATGTACAAATCCAGATCCGGGGCGGCGATGGGGATGTGGTGGGTATCGGTGGCATACATGGCGGTTCCGTCGTCCTCGCCGCCGGACACCTTCACAATCCATCCCACATTCGGAACGTCGTGGATCAGATGGAAAGAGCTGATTTCCAGATCCAGACCATACATCCAGTCACGGATTTTTCGGGGAGGATCTTCGGGCCGGACAAGAATAATCCTGTCAAGCGGCACCTTCGCCCGTGTGTGCAAATCCGGCAGCATATTGATGCTGCATACGAACCGCACCAGCGGTCGGCGGTAACAGAGCTTATTAAGGGAGTGGATTTTGAAATGATCTCCGTGAATGTGGGTCAAAAAAACAAGGCTGATTTCCTTTGCGTAGGTCTGCAGCCGGTTCCATGAAATGCCACAGTCGAAAAGGAGGCAGCCGTTCAAAAGAACGGCATTACCAACCTTACCACCCGTGGAAATGATCTCACAGGTCATTTTTCCGCACCATCGGCTTCGGGAGAATCGTCCTCAACATCGATAATCAGACCAGGAACATCGGACATATCCGTATCGATCTGATCTTTGACAGTGCCATCGGCGATACTGCCCTTGACGAACTCAGAGGACAGAGGAGCATATTTCAAAACCGCTTTCAGCACGGTTTTCTTCGCCATCTCCTCGGGATTGGTCTGCCAGGGGCCACTTCCGTAACTCTTAGAGAACCGCTGTCCATGCTGCATCA